ATAAACAAGCCCTCCTTCACTAATCATTGTAAAGGGTAGGGCCTTATATCGTCCACCGATCATGTTCGTTACTAAGTAAAATAGTGATTTAGCAAAAAAAGCAAATACCAGTGACTTAGCAGATCTTTTTACCAAAAGTATAAGCATATACGGATACAAAGATTTGGTTGCACTGCCATCTGGAATATACGTATATAATGGTTGGTCATATACCTCTTACACTGGCGTGGTGCCTTTTACTAATGCAACGGGCATCTGGATACGTATAAAATTTTCTGACGATCTCGGTACAGATACCGTTATCAAAGAGGACGGAACCATTTACACGCGCAAAATGGGATCAGGCATATGGGGGGCATGGGCTCCGAAATGATTCATTATACTAAGTATATAAGCTGGCCTGCGACAAATATATCTGTTGTGGGGAGGTTATCAATCTGAATAATTGTATCATTTGCCACAAAGCCTTTGTATATTTTTCCGTCACTACCTCTTAAGATAAATGCAGTTTTTGTTTTAGGCTTGTAGGCTGCCGGTAAGGTAAATATAGTCTTTGTTCCTCCCTCACCTAAATACTTTAGCTCTACCGATCCTAGCGTGATAACCACAATATTTAACTGTTTGCACAGTATACACATAGAAGCTGTACTGACGATAGAGGTGTTGCGATACTGTGATATGTCTATATTTGCTTGAACCGCTATTGCAGTTGATAACCGACTATTTGTTTCGCCTAAATCACTATTTAACTTAGTATACAGATCCATCAGCGCCTTTCCCTGAGCGGCTGAGAGAGGTAGCTTCGCGTTATTAGTCACGCAGTTATTTACAATCTGGCCGATCAGGCATGCCCCTTTAAAAGCCGCTTTGATATTACTAAATGTTGTTGATAGTTTTCCTTTGCTTTTAATATTGCCAATTGCTGTGGCCGCATCTGGGACGGTTGCGCTGCCGGAATAATCCTCAAAAGTCGGTGTATCCAGGTCTTTCAATGCAGCATCTGCTTTATCCCAGTTATTGTTCTGATCCTGAACTGAGTAGAAATCGCTCTCATCTGGTTTCTTGAAATTATAATTTGTCGTATTAGTTGCCATTCGGTAACTCTCCTTTCGATAAATCTTCATGTGTCAGCTGTGATAATTCCATATATTGATATCTCTGTAGCTCCTGAATTCTGTTTTTAAGGTGTCCGCCACGGATCCGCTCATGCGTATACGCCGCCAGTTCTGCATGTGTAAAAGTTCCGACTGCTCCATAGGTGTTAAAAATGTACTCGTACAGCACCTTCAAATGTGCTGGTACTGCCTCTTCTATCGTCTGTTTAATATCCGCCATATTTCCCGGAATGCCCGATGTCCCTGTGAATCGGATGGTAATCGTATATGCGTGAAAATTCTCCACAATATTAACCGCAGCGTTCGTAAAACTTTCCGCAATGTTCTGAATCAGTGAAGCAGTTGTTGTCCCAGCTCCGGATATCTTCGCCTTAATGCGTTCCTGGCGATACCGGTCGGATTTAGCGGCGTCAGGGACCAGGCCCAGTAATCGTTCGTATCGGGCAAGCGTATCCGAAGCAGATCCCACAAAACAGTTATCGATGGTCTTATACATTTCTGTGTCAAGGCTATCTGACTGTTCTGACAGAATACTTTGCAGCGTCTTCATCGTCTCATTGTTTTCATAATAGACCGGAAGCAGTTTAATTAATTCCATAGATCCTCACCTCCGAAAAATCTACAGTTCCTATAACCGGAATAGCTTTATCAGTAATAATCACATTTGCCATGGCGCCATTCAATTTTAAGTTGTCATAATCCTGTACACCCTCCGTGGCCAGGAGCAGGCTCCCGATCCGGGCATAACTCACACGATAATCCGTAAATACCAGTCCTTTTAGGTACGTGTTTAGAGATACCCGGAATGCCTGCAGCACATCATCTTTGGCTTTGCTGCCGTCCAGGGTAACATCAGCCACGACGTTGACAGCCATGGATGACGGGCTGTCGATCGTGACATCCGCTCCGATGGGGCGGACCGTTTCCATATAAGCCGACACTGCGCTTTCAAGAGATGTGTCTATATTCTTATCACTGTCCACGATCAGGACCGTCACGGTACCAGGGCCGCTGTCCAGCGGAAATACCTTGGCATCTCCGACACCTGGCACGTCTAAAGCCCATAACTTATAGTGGTATGCATTTCCTGACGTGGCTGGCAGCTGCACTTTTTGCAGGAATCTCTCCCGCAGGGCTCCGTCCGTCTCCTCGTCAGCTCCTGCTGATATGATGTCAGTCAGTTCCGCGGTCACTCCCGTTATATTTGATATCGGCTGCACGGATCCTGAATACTGGTTTCCAATGTCACCCGGAGTTTCGCACTCAGCCTCGTACTCCGTACCAGACGCCAGTTCCCTTGTGACAGTATAGACCAGGGAGTTTAGCCCCCAGCGGCTGCCGATCGGAACTGCTCCTGTTGTTATCATTTTTCGCACTGCAGCGCTGGCCGTTTTCCTCGTTACACCGAATGCAGCTACTGCCCTGTCAAGATACTCGCCGACTGCGGTATCCGGAAAGACCAGATCCAGATAGTTTTCCAATTGGAAATTCTGCTGTGCCAGAAAGTACGCACAAGGTGCCAGCGCATCATAAATAACGCTTCCTTCCCGCTTATCCACGCTGCCGGGTACTTTATTCAGCATGGCCTGCAGCAATTCTTCATACGTCATACAGGCACCTCCGTTTCTATTTCGATATCTCCATAAATACTGAAGACATTAAAAGAGCATTGGCACATGTCCCCAGTAAAAGAAAAGCTGAATCCATCAACTTCCCGTATCCTGTCGTCACGCAACAATGCTTCCTGTATCATTCTCTTCATTTCTGCCCGTACATAGGGCTGCTCCTCTCCGATCAGTTCTTTCCATGCAATTCCATAACTGAAATTGTATACGGGGTACTCATACTGTTCGGTATCAAGTACCTTATAAATAGCCTGCTTTAATGCTTCCAGATCGTCTACGTACCCTTCTATCTTACAGGGCAATACTTTATAAGTCTTCCCTTCAAAGGTCTGTTCCCGGAGCACCATACCGGTTGTAAGTTCCATGTTATCCTCCTATCTGATATGGTTTCCCAATGATTTCCAGAATATAGTACTCCCGACCGCCATCGTTACGGAGCAGCCGCACCTTGTCGCCACTGGCCAGTCTGGTTTTCATATTCCCTGTTACCATGCTCATAGGAACTGGAAGATCTCCGACCATAACAGCACCCTCTTTGTACTCCCCGATCACTACCGCAGTCACCTTCCGGTTATTCAGGTAATTGTTTACTATCGTTTTTATGACATTAAACAGCTCGTTCGCTCCATTCCTGTCACTCACCAGCCATCACCTCAACTTTCATAGTGTGAACCGGCAGGAAATCGTGTGTAACCTTTTTCACGATCAGCCTGTGGCCCAGTCCAATCTCATTTATGCTTCCATAGATGCTGTTTCCGGCACGCACCCGGAGATCTCCCAGGCATTCCAGTTTCAATGTTTCTTTCTCATGGTTATACAGTTTAAGAAGATTGTTCGCCCGCTCCTGCGCTTTTGCCGCATTATCAATCCCGGAAGCTGATGTTTCGAAATATTGGAGAAGGCCATACCGGTTTATGGATTCCTGATCAGCAGCGGCACCCACGTCCATTTTCTTGCTATTTTCATCTTTCCAGCCTACCTTGATCCGGTTGTAAAAATCATCATCAATGGATTTCTCCCAGCTGTAGCCGGTGCACAGGCTCCGGTCTCCCAATACAAGCGGGAGCTGCAAATTTCGCATATTCCAGAGGCATATAGATCCATACTCATCACGGACGCAATACATCTCCTGTGTCGCAATCAGCGTATCAGAGATGGCCTGCGTCACTTCATCAAGCCATGTTTTATCCGAATCTGCAATGGTCGGTAATACATATCCCGGTTCCTCCAGCGTACCGGGGTTCAGAGACAAAAAGGTGCACATATTCTGTACCAGGTTCTTCAGTGTCCCATTTTCCAGCACAATAATCTCCTTTGCTTTCGCATACCGTAGCTGGTCATAGACTTTAACCTTAATAATTCCGGATTCGTCGCCGGATACCTTAAAAACAGTTCCAAAAAAGATGCCATCAGCCTGATCGTTATCAGTCAGGCGAACAACATCTCCGTTTTGCAATATAAGATCATCATTGATATACGAGATATCCATGCTGCTGGATCCATCATTAAGAACATCCGACCAGGATATTTCCGTACACATGCCTGATATGTCGTATATATATCCTCCTGTTTCGACTAATACTTCCATATACACCTCCTATGATGGGATAGTGAATACCTGGCCCGGATAGATCAGGTTTGGATTCTTGATACTGGGATTTGCTGACACAATTTTTTGATACTGGCTGCCATTCCCATAATACTTCTTAGCTATCCCCCACAGCGTATCTCCTGACTGTACTGTATGTGTTTTATTTGCAGTTACAGCTGGGTTCTCAGCAAGGGGCGTTTCCTCCTGTTTTACCGTAGCATCAGGAGTCTGGATAGCTACATACCTCTTTCCTGCCCCTTTATACTCCAGGAGTGTCAATGATATATACTTATCCCCTTCTTCTCCTGCTTTTTCCACTACCTCTACACTCTTTACCAGTACCTTGACGCTGATATCATCTGAAATATCATTCGATGCAATGAACCGGATCGGCTTCTTATTCTTCTGAGCCTTCCGGAACATCTTCTCGTAATAATCTGCATCAGCCTCTGCGCCCGGCTCCATATAATTGACGTCCTGACTGGGAAACTCTGCCTCAAAGCTATATTCTTCAAGTGAACAGTAAGAAGGGATGGAAACCTGCCCTTCCTCCAGCACCTGATACGTCTCGATATTAAGTTCTCTTGATCTCTTAATCTCCTCCGGATTGACCGGAAGCTTATATTTCTTGCTGCCATATTTGAAATATACTGAGTATGACATTAAGCCGGCACCCCCTCTGGAGCAGTTGCAATCATTTCTTTGAGCTGTTCAGATACATGACTCATAATGTTGTCGGTATCTGCCTCTTTGGTGATCGGACCGCTGAATTCCACCATGATATTTGGCGCAAGCGTATTTTGGGAGATGCGGGCAATATAATCGCGCTCTGCAAGCTTTCGCATCCACTCGATATCCTCTTCGTTTTCAACCTTTACTGCACCATTCTTTCCTTTACCCTTCACAGTTGCAGGACTTCCGTCTGTAGCAAACTGGCTGTAATCAAATTCACCGACACCGCTAGGCGCAAATCCAGAAAATGGGTTAGATATACGATCAGCCAAACCCGCACCGATATCATAACCCTTATTAGCAAAATCAGCGCCATTCAAGAAATCTTTTTTCTGAACAATTTCTTTCCAATCAGTGGCATCTTTTGCTACTGCAGCCGCTTTTTCAAGCCCTTCTTTGAAATTGTCTAATCCTGCAGAGATCTGCACATTCACGCCTGGGATTCTGTTGATTATGGTTTCTATCGACCGGGCCATTTCTGCGATATATCCGATGACAGTGGAAGCCAGATCATAAAACAAAATTTTTACAGCACCTATTGGATCATTCCACACATTAGCAAAGAAATTAACCACTTCAGCGATAATGTTATACATCATGATAAAGTAGTTGATTACAGCTGCTACCCAGCCTCCGATTACTGCACCGATAATACCCGTTGCTGATATCGTTGATCCTGTAAAATGATTCACTGCCGCAATCGCTCCATAAAATACTGCAATCAATACCAGTATCAGTCCGACAATCCAAACAATCGGGCAGGCATACATGGCCGCATTTGCTCCAAGTTGTGCCTCAGTAAGTCCTAATTCAGCAGTCACGGCTCCCCATGCTGCTCCCGTAGTTGCCCACAATGCCAACGCATACAAACCAGCGCCTACAGCCTGCGCTCCTGTACGTACCGCAGATATTAATGCCAGTCCGTTAGATATTCCCAAAACAAGCACATAAGCTCCTAATGCGGCAGCTGCGGCCCAGATAAACGGTGATACCATCGGCCATGCAGTAACGCAAAAATCTATAAACTTTTCTGTTGCGTCGCCAGCCAGGTAAATGGCTCCTATTAAATTATTAATAGCCTGTTGGCCTGTGTTAGAATTGAGTATACCGTTAATTTTTTCAAATACCCCGCCAAAAGCTTGCGTTCCCGCATTTTTTATTCGATTCCACACATCTCCGAAGGTCTGCGGCATAGTCTTAAACTTTTTATTGATATCATCAGCAGAATCAAACATAGCGTTTTTAATAATTTCCGCCGTAATTGCCCCGTCGGATGATAATTCTTTCAATTCACCTTTTGATACATTAAGATACTTTGCGATCGCGTTGGCCACCATCGGTGCATTTTCCATGATGGATCGGAATTCGTCCCCTTGCAGTTTTCCAGACGCCATGGCCTGCGTCAACTGTAGAAAAGCAGACTGTTGTTCCGAAGTACCGGCGCCAGATACTTTCAATGATTTCTGAAGCAGTTCTGTAAAGCCAATGGCTTCCTGATTGCTTCCGAAAGCATCACCCGCCAGCATCTTCATTTTTGCAACAGCGTTAGCCATATCATCATACTGTCCTCTCGCACGGTTAGCTGCGGCGAAAATATCGTCTTGAAGTGCTTTCTGTTCTTCAAGGCTTCCTGTGATCATAGCCAGCCTGGCGTTGGTATTGGTGTAGCTGTCAGTAAGATCCACAACCTTTTTCACCGCTGCAAGACTGGCTATTGCTCCAACAAATTTAGCGATCCCGGAACTTGCTGCTCCTGCAACACGACCAGTACGGTCCATGGAGTCATTCAATTTATCCGTATTTTTGCTTGCCCCCAAAGTTTTCGTGGAGGCAGCGTCTACTTTTCCAATGAATTTATTTAAAGTAGTGCTGTATCCGTCCATCAGCCGGAACATTGCGCTTAATGTTGGCATGACACACCTCCTATTTCATTTGATTGGCAAGCCTTTTCTCTTCCTCTATTCTAAGATCAATACTTGCATATATGAAAGCACGCTCCCGCTGGCTCATAGATTCCAGAGCAGATGGGAGTAAGCGAAGTCTCTGCAGGGCGAAGTGAGCATAAGTTAACTCAACATCACCCTGCTTTATCAGTTTTTTGCCTCGTCAATATCTTCGTTGATATCCTTATCCAATCCAGAGATATCGTACACCGCTTCTAAAAGCGCACCGTATTCACCGACATAAAGCATTTTTGCCAACAGTTTTGAGACTCCCAATACGCCATATGCGCTCTGCAATTCCGTATTTTCAAGATCTGGTTCCACTACTGCAGCCGCTGTAAGCTCCTGGTTATAAGCTACCCGATCAAAAGTTTCGTTTCCTTTTTTATCTCTTTTCGTATACTTCTTAATCAGTCCCTCATTCTCCTGCTGAGTAATTGGGCGGATAACGAACGGCACCGGCTTGCCGTTTTCTTTAAATCTATTGGATACAAACACCTCCCGATTTTCTGTCTGCTCCGGGTGTAAAAATGCGTTTAAACTACTCATATCATATCCTCACTTTCTATTTTTGGTAATAAAAGAGCACCCTGATTTCTCAAGGTGCCTTATGTTTAACCTGTTATTTTAAATCAAACTCGTATATGCCACTAAAAATGTCGAAATCACTGTACTGCAATTTGCAATCAGCAACACCTAAATCATTAGGAATTTCAAATACAATATTTCCTGTAATGTCAAGATTAGGATTTACTGAATCGACTGTAATGAACTTATCATCAGCCACAGGGATAATTGTTGCAGTGTACTTAGCATCATCAGGCCCTATTAGTTTAAAATAATTAAGCAGTAACTGTTGACTATCTTTTGAGTTATTTTTTATTGTTACATTTACGACCGCATATTTTCCGCTTTTCGGAGTATATTTCATCATTCCGTTGGCAGCTGATATGCTATCTGTTTCCGTAACATCATTGACAATCATTGACAGATTACCTAACTTTCCCTCTGAACCAAACCCCACCGTATCTGACGTTTCTGCCTCAGTATTTTCACTTTTAACAGTACTCGTTTGACCGTTGGTATTTTCCGGAGACTGCCCGTTATTTGCTGTCCCCATTATTGCGGCAAAACAACCTGCAAAAGCAATAACCACAAAAACCAGTACTGCAATTAAACAACCATGTTTCTTCTTTTTAGGCTGATTCAAAGGTGGTGCACTTGCTTCCATTTTTCTCATTGGATGCCCGCAATTTGGGCAACTTGTAGCTTCATCAGAAATCTCTTTCCCACATTCAGGACACTTGATCAAAGCCATTTCATATCCTCCTTAAGTAAATATAATTACATTATACTATCATTATGAGGATAATTCTATCTTTTTTGTAACTTTTATTATCTCATGTTTTCCGGAAATGCATAGCTTTCCAGCTCATCCACATCATCAAACGTAAAATCAGTATCTACAGTATTCAGATCTTCGCTGGAATCGTCCAGATAGGCCACCGGCGCCTTTGCCAGAATACAGTTCCTCATAACAACCACCCGGCGTCCCACAGTAGATGCAGGATCCTCATTCGTGGTCTGAATACTGATCTGCGGAACCTTGCCCTCTTTGATATACTGCTGATAGACAGCAAGCGCGGCGGGGCTTACGTTGTACATAGTCAGTGTTCCTTTTCCCTCTGCGCCTACAACCTTATGCTGTGTCATACGATGCCCCAGGAGCCGCTTTGCAATCACCTTAAACTCAATACTTGCATCTACCTTCGAGATTTCGAAGAAATAACGGTTCTGGCCATCGATTGTGATAAAGGCACTGCCTTCGCTTCCTGTTACCAAATCATTGATTTTTGTGTAGTTTCCCATGTCCACCCTCCTTATGACAGATTAACTGTAATATAGATCTTCTCTACGCTGTCAACCGGCTGTACTGCTGCTTCGATTACAACAGCATCCGAATCATTTCCCTTCGTGACCGTAACATCGTCAGTCACAAAATTCTGAATTGCCCCCATCGTCTGAAGTGCAGCAAAGTAGTCCACCAGAGACGCCTTCAGAAGATATCTGCCTTCATCATTATTGTTGACTTTCCCGACATAATTCGCTTCAAAGATCTTCGTGATATCGTTGGCGATATTGTCAACAGTCCGAATCACTCTGTTCTTCGTGAACATCTTTCCTTTGTCCACCGTAACCGCAGTTAAGGAGTTGATGTCATACACTACAGATACATTCTGGGCAGTGTCTACCTTAAAAATGAACTTACCCGCAGTGACAGCCGCCTCCATCTCTGATTTTGTCATTCGGGGTTTAACGTCGATGGCCCCCGCATAAACCATACCAGTATTTGACGTAGTGATACTGGCACCGGCTGTGGCTCCTGCCACCCATGCAGTTACCTCTGCAGCCGTCAGTTCCTGATTTCCTGGCATGATGATCCCCTGAACAACATTGATGATCCCCTCGCTGTCTGCCACATGGTTCGCGAGCACCGCCTGACACTTCACACCCTCATCGTCCCTCATGGCCCTGATCCATGTCGCAATCGCTGTTTTGTTGACCTCCTCGCCCTCTCCGTCATAGGGATAGCAGAGGGTATTGAACTGAACTGTTTTAAGGGCTGTAAGAGCCGAAGTGACGTCAGCTGCTTTGTGACTTGCTTTGAGTTTATATACCAATACCGTTTTAGCTTTTTTCAGTGCTTCCGCAGCCAGCTTCTTATCTATCGCTGTGACTCCGTCTGGCCACGCTGCTTCTGTTGCCGTGATCGTATACACAGCACCATCAGAGCCCGCACTCATTTCCTGCAGGATGACAACGATCCCGCGGTCCCCTGGTGTAATAGACAGCGGCTCATTTGTCCGGATATTGATATAGGCTCCGGGCAGTACCTTGTTTTGGGATTCCCATGTTCCCGCCATAACTTATTCCTCCTTTATGTCTGTATTCTGTGATACCGTCTGCATTGCCGGTGTTTCGTCAGGAAGATATTCCCGGTAATCCACATCAAACAGAAAATGCAAGACATTATCCACGATTTTTAAGCCTCTATTTCTAATTTTGAAATCAGTCATTGCAAATTCCCGACTTAATTCCTCACCGACACACCAGCACTCTTCATATGGCTCATATCCGGATTTTGGAAAGTATGATACATCTACTCTGACCGAGTTTTTAAGTCGGCCATTAATACCTCTGGAAGGCTCCTGTTCATAGAAGGTAACCAGGAAAGACGGCTGTGCAAAGTTCTGCGGTACATCTTCAACATACACCTTGCATGGCCTAACTGCCTTCAATCCAGCTGCGATATTCTTATATAATTTTTCAATCATGCTTGCTCTGCACCGCCTTTACTTCTTTCTCAAACTCCTTCACCAGCTGCTTCTCGATATATCCCCTGGTTTTTTCCAGCACGAACGTACCTTTTACAAAACCTTTTGTTGGACCGCCTTTTTTCGTTACGATGCGATGGCCGTAATTCCAATAGGTGGAGTATTCCGCGGTGTTTACCAGTTCAGTCTCTACTCCGGCCTTTGATTTCTTTGCAGGCAATTTGTGCCAGCTTTTTCGCAGGAATCCGCCTACTCCCGGATTTGATACTTTAAAACTGACAACGGTTCCTGCATCGGGCCCGTTCTTGACGGTAAAGGTCACCGGATTCGGATGCTTTCCCACAGGCGTATGTCGTTTCGCATAGGCAACACCGTTGTTTACAGCCTTATTAAGTACCTTTTTATCAATCTGCTGGATATCGTCCACCATCGCCATCAGCTCCTTACGAAACTGGTCAATAGCTGCCTTATTCCTGCGATAATTACTACTACTCATACATTATCATCTCTCTTTATTTCACACTGCCACTGATAGGAATACGGGTGGCATTCTCCCAAATCAGCCTCGATGGTCTTTCCGGTTCTGAGTGTGATCAGCAGCTGATCTCCTTCTCGGATGTCTTCCTCCAGGCCACAGAACAGCTTATGGCTGTTCACAATGGCCGGATTCGGCGCACCAGTGGATACCTGGCCCGAAGAACTGTACCGGCAGGGCCGATCCGTTGCCACAGCTGTTTTCACCTGCTTCGTGATACCATCTATTTCGACGTCTGTCCATCGGTACACATCCATTTTGGCATCATACATTCTTGCATACGGGTTTCGCATATCCTCTCAGCCTCCTGTGCCTCCTCAGACCTGCCTTATCACTCTCAGACAGGCCATAGATACTCGCCTTCGTGTTTCCCTCCGTCTGTGCCCAGGTAATGCTCCCATCACCTTCCTTGATACTTGCAATCTCTGGGTTATATCCGTTTCCCTCCACGGCCTCATAGTCAATAATTCCTTTCGCCTTTTTTCGTACAAAGGGTTCCAGAATGTCCGGTACGCAATCTGGATCCAGGTTGCAGTAATCACAGACTGTCAGAATCAGATCCGAAATGATCAGATCATGGTCTTCTGTACCAAGCCGTAGATTTTGCTTTACTGTCTGCAGCATCTCTTTCCTATTCATCTTATACCTCCATAGTTTCGATCTTCTGATGGGTCATACTGTGAAGAGCAGATTGGCGGTATTTCTTAAGCTGTGCATAAGTTGGAACAGATTCTCCTCTCAGCCTTAACTGTCCATTTGTATAGGAAGCCAGTTCAGCATTGGTTGACCTTCCCAGATATCCGTGTGTTACAATGGATACGCTTACAATCAGGCTTTCTTTGACCGTAACCGGATTTCTGCTCAATGATACAGCATCGATCCTCACCGCCATCAGACCACCTCCATCTGCTCCCGGTTCTTAATAACCTCGTCCGCAATCATCAACGTGATTTCCAAAATGTAAAGATTGCTCCGGTACGTTGGCTGAATTTTCACGTCTACAAAGCTTCCATCTTCCTCCTGGGTCACTTCACAGCCGCCTGATGCCTCTACTTCGCCATTATATATCAGTTCATAGGTGGCATCTTTAACAACAAAGTATTCTGATTTGACAGAATGGACGAAATACTTTACATGTCTGTCTTCGCCCAGAATAAAACGTATCATAATGCCACCTCCTGACATTCTGGAATCAATCGTGTAAACAGATACTCTGTAAACTGCGGCTCCATTTGATATGGCGCCTGAAGGAGCTCAAACGTATACTTTGGAAGTGGCAGCGCGTGAATACAGATATTTCCGGCATCTACGGTATAAAGCATCTTTGAAAGATACGTCTGATTTCCTGCTTCATCTTCGGCCACCACCTCTACCACATATTCTCCGTCAGCATCAAAAGGGACCGGCACATTCCACCGGTCCTCATCTGCCTTCTGTAGTATTACTTCTACGCCATCTACCAGGCCAAATACACGTGCTACTGCCATGGTATTGCCTCCTTAGTCTGTAACCTCCACGCTTATCACGTAGGTCTTGCCAGCATCTACCGGATTAGGTGTAAGCGTAACGGCCTTAATCGTCGGAGCTACGGTATCGAGTGTCACTGTCCTGGTTACGGTCGTGCTCTTACCCGCGGAGTCTGTCGCCACAACTGTGATCGTGTTGCTTCCGGACGCCAACGTCAGAGCCTTGCTGAAGGATCCATCTGAGCCTACTGTCACAGCCTCAGCTGATCCGCTGTTAAGTTTGACTGTTACGGTTACAGGGCTCGACGTAATGTCGTTGGTCGTACCGGATACAGTGCAGGCTGCCTTGTTGGTAATCAGGCCATTTACCGGAGCTGTAACACTTAATGTCGGAGGCACTGTATCGATTTTAAAGGTTACTGACTTCTGAGTCGCAGCATTGCCGTCGTTATCAGATGCATCGATCTTAATTGTATGGCTGCCATCTGACAAGGCTGTAGTCGGTGTATAGGTGCAATCGTAACCACCAGTAATGGCCGTCTTTACAATGGCGCTGCCTGTAACCTTGCTGCCGCTGTCAATGGTAATACCAATCGTATCTGGATTAACTCCAGAGTCGTTATCTGTGACTTTCCACTTAATGGCCGGCTTATTATTAATGATCAGTGCGCTGGCCGTCGGATATGTGATTGTAATAGCTGGGGCCGTCTTCTCCTTTACGCGGAGCTGCAGGCTGCTTCCGAGTGTGGCATCTGTGTCATTTTTTGTGGTCACGTTCCCGGCCTCGTCCGTGGCCTTGATCGTCACTGGAAAATAATGCCCGTCGTTATTGTTATAAGACGACGTGGCCGGCGCTGTAATTGTGGCCTCATATTTCTTCGAGGTACTGTTATAGGTCAGTGTGGTTGTAACACCGTTAATTACGGCCTGTACTGTCTTAACTGCCATATGTCAGACCTCCTTATCCGATCTTATGCTTAAACGCAACAATCCTGATCTGCTTCGGCTCATAGACTCTTTCATAGTTGATGGCATTCATCAGTTCCGCCTTCGTCGGAGTCTCTACATGCTCTCTGGCAAGGTCAGTCCATTTGATCCCACGTGCATGCATGATGAACGTCTTACGGTTAATCAGGTAATCTACACCGGATCCCTTCTTCTTGTCTCGATCTACTTCAGTAGCAACAAAGCCGACGGGAGAACCATTTCCGAATGCAATTGCCCCCTGGCCAAACAAATAGGTGGTATATACGCCATCTGCGACCGGACAGCCATCATCCACAATTACCCGGCGTCCCTGGTAGGTATCAAACTCAACATCAGTAGAATCCCGTTCTGTGTCGATCAGGTTATTTTTCTTCAGAAAAGCCTTTGTGGCGCTGTGCATGGCCACAGCCGTCAGCTGTCCCTGCGCGTCACCGAGCAGCTGCAAAGCATCAATAAAAGCGCTGGCACTGATCTTCTGGGCCGCGGCGGAACCCGCTGTCGAAATGTCCAGGATATGGTCTGCAAGTGGTGTTTTGGTCTCTGCTGGTTCTGTTGTGGTCTGATAGCTGCCGAACACTCCGGAAAGCACCTGGATCAGAATCTTCTGGTACTCTCTCGCCCAATATCCCGCTACCAGATCACCAATGGCGGCCATCGGGTCACTGCCGGCAAGCGCAGCCGATAAATCTGTGGCAGCCCACATATTAGCCCTGCGCACTGTCGTAGATACATCCTTGTTAGACGTGATCTTCTTTGCAGTCAGATCCTGATCCTCGATAATGTCCTCAGAATCTCCACTCAGATCCTCGAAAAACGGCATCTGGTGGATCGGCGCCGCTTCACTGGCCAGACGGTCAAACTCTGCATTATTTGTGATAATTCCGCTCTGGAAGAGTGCGGACAACTCCATGGTCCGGTTCACGACATAAGGTGTGAACAGTTCCGGTACAATGACATCGGATAATTTTGTTACTGGCATTTAATCACCTGTTTCCTTTCTTATACGTTGATGGTTACTCCGGCCGCGGCCGCCAGGGCCTGGGCCTGTGTCGGATTCTCTTTCAACAGCTTTCCCTGTTCTGTCAGGTTAAAGCTGTCTTTTGCAAATGGATTCTTAGCCGGAGGAGTCCCCCCGCCGGCCGGTCTATAGTCTGCCCCCGGCTCCGTCTTAAACAGATGGGGAGAGGACTCCTTCAGGGGCTTCACGACATCATCAATCCCGACCGGCTTCCCGTCCTTGTCGAAGGTAAACTTGTCGAGCCCTCCCTGCTTATAGATAATATAATCGGCATCAACCACACCTGCCTCTTTCAACTTATCCTTCAGGGCGTATTCTTTTACCGTGTTGGCCGAAGCGACCTCCAAGGCTGTCACCTTCTCCTTGTACTCCTTGACCTGCTTCTGAAGCTCCTCGTTGTCCGAGTTGTCTTTTTTCAGCGTCTCGATCGTTGTATTTGCTTCCTTCAGCTTCCCGTTGATCTCGTCGAAACGTTCCTTCGGTACAAAACCTTTTACAGATTCGTTCCATGCGTCTACCGCGATCTGTGCGTGCTCCTCTGATAATCCCTTTGCTACTAACTCTTCTTTCTTCATGATCCCTTGCTCCTTTCGATTCATCTTCACTTGTTATCCCGGTCGTGTCCGGTGATGTCTCCCTCTTTTTCGCCTGGGATACCAGGAAGGCGGATTTTAAGTATAAAAATAACACCCAGGACTATTCCTGCGTGCTTCTTTACTCTTCATATTCAGCGATTCCAATAATGTCCTTTTTTCTGCAGGCCGTCCGGCCTCCCTCCTGTAAACGCAGAACAATATACTCCTCCGGGGCAACCGCCCTTCCGTCCAGGATAGCCATAATCTCCTCAAATGAATCAGCAACCGGTACAACAAAACCTCCAGCCATGTAGATTTCTAATTTCTTAAGGCTTTTCTCGTGCGTAATACACATAAGCGCTCCTTTTTGTGAATAAAAATACCAGGGTGTCTATAACCCTGGCACTGTTTCTTTTAGTCCATCGCATATCATAGCTACCATTTCTGTATATCCTTTAAGCTCCTGCACTATCTCTGGCGACGAATCTGGACACTTGATATATTGCATTAATTCATACTGAAGTTTAAACCAATCGTCTTCCATAGAGCCATTACGAATTCTATTTAGCAGTTCCCTTCCTTCCATCATTTTTTCCCTCCCGGCTGCAAATATTTAAGCACCTCTCGTACTTCGCTTGCCTGTTTACCTGACAGCTTTTGTTTGATTATACCATTCTCCACCTCTTTCTTCAACCAATCATATCTCGATGTCATAGGGATGTCTAACAAAGCCTTTCCAAAGCTGATATCATCATCAAATAATAATAATCCATTATTGAGGGTTTCAAGCACAGTAACTTCGGTTATATAAGCAGGATCATATACTATTCCCTTCTTATTTGCATATATTTTTGTGAGAAATTCTACTGTACCTTCCTCAATTTTTTTATTTTCAACATAATCCTTAATAGAGAAGTAACTACATGAAGTAGAATGTAACATTTCATGAAATAAAGTATCATCTGTCACAGAATCTGATACTATAATATTACACGACCAGGATTTTAGCCCTTTAAATCCTTCCCTTTGTGCGCGTGCATTGTCCACAATCAATTTGCCACTCCACCTACTTCTATGTGTTGTATAGTTTTCTAATTCATCTTTGATGTGATTAACTGCCTGTTCCAGTTGTTCCTTGTTCCTTCTCAATTTACTAATTTTTTCATCTGCTTCCCTTTTAGCAAATATATATTTCTCTTTCCATTCTTTATAGGTCATATCAGCCGGTACCTCTACTGTTTCCCCGGTCACTGGATCCCGTGCCACTCGCGTCTCATCTGACAGATCATCATCGTCATAATAAGGCACGTCGGTACAGCGGCAGAAGCAGTGGAACGGCGGCATGTTTTCGCCAGTAATCTCTTTCCCCACCTCGTAGACCTCACCGTCTTTATCCCCGCAGATATCACAGGTCTTACTGTCCAGCGTAGCCAGTATCTGATACTTCTCTACGCCGTCCTCCTTGTACCCGGCATGGGTGGCCTCGCTCATCAGGAACGAACTCTCTGTATGGAGCAACCGGTAAGCGTCGAACTTTTTAGCATTCATCTTTTTGGCAAAGTCATTGGCCAGGGCCTGTGGACTCTTCCCTTGGACCATCATGGTTGTGAGCGATTCCATGAGTTGGGTCTGAAGATGATCCTTCTGCTTCCAGAGCCGGCTGGAAAAACTGGCGCCGTTGAAAGGGTACTCCAGCAGCTTCTCCACCGCGTGTGGATCTACCTGGGCGAATGCAGCGTGAAAGCCATGGTACTGATCGATGCTGTACCATGTTCGGTAATAGGTATCCTTATAGACCTCCTTCATGGTCTGCTCTGCCGCAGCCTGGTAGTCAACCGCATACAACTGACGGAGCATAGCGTCAACCTGGGTCTCCAATGCCTGGTATCGGGTGATTCTTGCTTTAATAGACATGTTATTGACAGTCTGATTATGCTTTCCGATGTTTTCCATGGCCAAATCGATGAAGTCTCTCAGATTGCCGATTTCTGCCTTAGATAACTGGCGCTGTGCCGCTGCATAGGACAGTCCATTCTCCTCTGCGTATTCGAAGTAGAAAGATTCTATTGTCTTCTGCAGCTCACGGCGTGTCTGGTTGAAAGCCTTCTCCAGCTTCGCATAATATTGGTTTACCTGCATCTCTCCGGCTTTGTACATGGCCTCTTGCCGTGTCTGCCAATAGCCCATTACTCATCACCGCCCTTGCCGCCTGGGTCCTTTTCGTCCGGATCCGCAGGAGGGAACATCTCGGAGATCTCCCGCTGGGCCTCTGTTTCTACTTCCTTCTGCTTATTGAGGATATCCATTTCTTTTTCCGGATCCTCGACCCACGGGTGCTTTGACACGATGGTCTCATCGGAAATCACCCCCTTCGACTGCTGGGCAATTTGGGAGAGTTCCAGATCATTCTTGACACTGGTACGTGTCCATGTCTGAACGATTGTGTCGTCTTTGATCTTGATATTCAGTAACCGGCAGACGCACCGGATAAACCGGCCGAAGCCCAGTTTAAATTCTGTCTCCATCAGGCCTGATTTAAGCTCCAGGAGGGAATATAAAAAGCCCAGGGCCACGCCTGAGCTGTTTCCAAAATTCTGCGGATCCGGATCAATACCCTGCCCCTGTTCAAAAATACATTTCCGGGTCGTAGCCAGCAGCTCCTTGCGGGCCTCCACCGGCAGCTCAATCGTTAGGGTAGAAACTCCCGACTTGTCCTCCCCACCTTCGTTCTCGATCTGAATTGCTTTGTAGTCCTTCAGTTCCCGGAGGAACTGGCCCAGATCGTCGCCACCATAGTTGGTAAGCACGAAAATAACTTCCTGAATGTCTTCCAGGTCGTTGACAAATCCACTGAATACTTTGCAGTAGACATCAATCAAAGGCTTTATATTATCCAGGTCACCTGTATTGATATTGTTGTTGAAAAATGAGAAGAATGGCACCTCGCCGATATCATGCGTAAACTCATTTACCAGATTACTGTTTCCTTCTGTGTCAATCAGGGTAAAGGAGTTATATGGCATCAGTCCGGTATCAATTACACTTCCTGCCTCCACCGCATACGCCTGACAGGTCGTATCATTCCAGTATTCGTAGACGTCCAGTTCTTGCCCGCTGTCTGTGACATCGTGATAGCAGCGTAATGCTCCTTTAAGCTCTCTCTCCAGGTTGTTGCTCCATACCGGTATAATCTGGCCAGATGGCACTATGGCATATTTGTACTGCTTCGTATTTCTGTCCTTCCAAAGATGTAGCCATGCTACAGAAGCGTTGGAAGCCTCTACACAGAGATCCTTGCAAGTCTTAGCATACTTATCTCCCAGGAACGCCGTCAATGCTTTATTAGATGCCTTATCGCCCAGATCGAACAGAGGCGGCGCTGTAAACATATAAGACGCTTTCTGATTGACCAGAAGACCGTGGAAGTTGAGGGGGATCCTGTTATCTGCATTCCGCAGCGGGTTCTCCCCTTGCTCTGTTTCTCTTTTCTTAAGCGGCTCCAGTAAAATATCCGTCTGGTTCCGATAATACCGATCCGCAGTATCGGCCTGGGCAAGAAAAGCACCATGCCCCGCCGTATACTTCTTAATCAGTTTTTTTACAACTTCCATTTCCATTTCTCTCACCTCTATTTCATAATCTTCATTCCTCCGCCCTTAAGGTCCGAAACTTCGTAATCATCAAGTCCATACCAAATGGCCGACAATGTATGTGGGTCTATATTGAATTCATCTTCGATTATTTCTCCATCTTTGTCCACAGCGAAAGTCAGCTCTTTCAATTCTCCTATTATGTTCTGACACCGCTCTGAACATATGATATGTTTAAAGCGTTTAACTTTCTTTGTGTATACTTCACGGGAACCTTTAAACTTCTTACACGGTCTCATTCTGAATCCCAGTTGCTTATAATATCTGATTGCTTTGGGTTCCGCACAATCGGCTTTGATCAGAACGTCCTTCCACTTCTCAATATCCCGCGCAATCTCCGGATCCGTCTTATCTCTGGAGTAGTACTCATCATACAAATACAGAAGCTTATTATCGTGGTCTATCATCATGCGAACCACAGCGTTATAGGACGTGACAAAACCAAAGTCCATGCCATTCTTTTCGATCGGATTATTGATCTTCTTAATCCTCTCGCAGACTTCTCTTTCGGGCATAACTTCTAACTGCGGGAATACCAGTCTGCCATTAATGCCGAAGCGGCCTTTACGTGCCACCCGGTACAGATCCGGATCGTGTTGTTGCAGTTCGTCCAGCTGCTCAATGTAATCCGCTGGCACAAAGTAATTGTCATCTACTGTGCTGTGATGGTAATAGGTATTCCCAATCACTATGATACGCTTCCGGTACAATTCCTCGTCGTCAAGGATCTTAACACCAGTGGACTTATCCTGGAAGAAATGCTTATACACCCAGTTGCTCTTGCTGACCGGATTCGTTGACAGGATTATATGATTGCTAAGAGTCGGATGACGGAGACGCCCCAGGATTTCCTTAAAGCCAGCATACTTAACCTCGGAACACTCCTCGATCCAGACGATAGAAACACCGTTTAATGATTTCAGCTTCGCCGGCTTATCCATGCCTTTGAAAATGATCTTACTGCCGTTGCTGAACCGAATCTGCATCGGTGAAGTGGTAAACGTGATATAGTCCGTCACCTCCATGGCCTCGGCCACTTCCATCAGCAGATCGTAACAGGAATCCCGGATCGTATCGAATACCTCACGGACTACCAGGGCCTTGCGTTTCTCCTCCAGCAGCTTCTTAATCAGTTTTACCGCGACGTGGTAACTCTTGGAACTGCCGTATCCCCCGACTGTCAGATATATCTTGTATTCCCAGTCATGAACGAAATCGAAGAAGTGATCGTTTAGGGCAAATTCTACGTAATGGATATCAGACATGGCTTTCGCCTGCTTTCTTAAACTCGATCCGGATCGGTTTCTCCTCGTCCTTCTCAACCTGTGACTTTAGAACGGCAATCCGCGCTCTCTGCTCCTCTGTTGCCAGATCCCAACGTTTGTGAAGCAACTCATCATACTGCTTAATCATGCTGCGGAGTTCTGCCTGTGCTCTTGCCTGAGCCTGCAGGAAGTTCCCCTGCTTATCCCATGCCTGCTGAACCTCCCAACGTTCCTCCGTGACCGTGTCACCATCCTTGTGGCCGATCTCAGTCTTAGTGCTGTCCTCCCGGTCGCGAACATACATGATCTTCTGTGCCCGGATTATGGCAGCATAGGCAATCTGGATCTGATCCCACAGAACGTCCAGCGGATCCTTTGGCATCTCCTGGATAATAGAAACGGTCTCTTCCGGAAGATACTTCGAGAAGAAACCGTATTTTTCAGCGTTCTTATTCTGTTCTGGGGCGCCATGTCCAACCGCGTTATTATTGCCCAGCGGTGCTCCTCGTTTCCTATGCGAACGTTCGCTTTTCTTATCCGAGCGTTCGCTATCCCATCTGTGTGTAGACTTCCAACGGCGAACCGTTCCTTCTGGCAGATTTAGTTGGCTTGCAATCTCAACCAATTTCTGACCGTTCAAAAACATGGCCTTCGCCTGTTCATATCTCGCGTCTGGCGCTCGGGCCATGCTGATTCACTTCCTTTCGGGTAAAATAAAAGCACCTACCGTTTGTGATAGATGCGAAAAAAACTTATAATATATACATTTTATGCTTGACTAGCACGTTAAAACGTGCTATAATTAAATCATAGAAAGGAGGGAAAAGCAAATGAATGAATCGATAAGCGAAATAATCAAAGACCTTTCGGAAGCACTACTTGCAATCGTCACCGCCATCTGCCTGATAGTTAAGACGAGAAAAGATAGTAAATCCAAAAGGTCAAAGAAAAAACGGAAGTAAGGTCAGGGGCTTCGGCCCCTCCCTTCTTCACCTATAGTATACCACATTCATTTGCTGAAATAAACATGAAACTTTATCGCTTAATTCTAATTGCACTTACTGTTCTGTTCCTTTACGAAGGATTTAACGGTGAATTTGCCACTCCTACCACTTTTGACTGGCTTAAATGGGGTGCATGGTTTTTTTACTTCATCACCTACATTATCTGCATAAAAAGGAGAAAAAAATGCGTTTAAAAGAAATTCGTACCCAAAAGGGGCTGTCCGTCCCGCAACTTGTTGAACTATCCGGCGTTCCCCGCCGGACGATTCAGGATATTGAAAAAAATAATAATTGCAAGGTTGATACAGCCATTTTACTGGCTGATGCCCTGGGCGTTACCCTGGACGAACTTTGCAGAGATGAGGCGGCCGAATAGGCGGCCTTTTCTCTTTGTTTGTTTTGGGTATAGAAAAAGAGACAGCCGGGGCTATCTCTTGATAATTTTATATTATTTTTCTTGCTATTAATTTATACTCTCTTAAATCCACTTCCATTTGAAATACTTTTTTACTCTTTCCTTTTGCCCACTTTACTACTTTTTCTTTATCTTCTTCTTTACTTCTCGCTCCCAAATATATGGCTTCAATTGCATCTAATTGAAAAAATTCATACTGCTTATCTGCTTTATTAACTGCTCTCCATTCCTTTTCATATTCCCACTCCATTGCCTTATTAACTAAAGCCTTTACTATGGCGTTCTCCGTACAATCTCTTAATTCATTAAATACATCTGGCTTTACGGAAGAATAAATTATAGGATAAAGTATGCCTAACATTATCGGCTTAAATTTTTCTGTATTATACTTAATACAAAATCCATTATGCACATTTGCATAGTGGCTCCACATTAGTAAAGATTGGTTATTTTCACAAAAACTCGCGGTTCTCACGTCAGACCTGAAGCTTTCAAATATCCATCTCAAATTGCTTTCATCGCTTAGTTTATAAATAATATCTTCATATGTGCAATTATATATTTTTTTATACCGATTAATAAATTCGCAATTTGGTGGCATCAAAGAACCATCAAAATAAATTAAACAGTCCATAGGATCGTTTAGTTTAGTAGCCTGTGCAAGATAAATTTTACCTTTGAATATTTCGTCCTCCCAATACGTTGTATCAAAACTTCGATATCTATATAAAGTTTTAGGAAGAAATTTTTGAGCCTTATTTGCAATATCACTAGGAAAATTCTTTGGGTCATTTAATATTTTATTATACTCACTTTTTTCTTCGTCTGTCATGTTGTCCCCTCCTTCTTTTCTTTCATCATACCTCAAATCCAGACAAAATAAAAGTCCTCGCAAGGGAGGGATTATAGAAAAGGCTCCCGTCTCCGGAGCCCTTAATATCTTTTTTATAGTATAGCACAGATCATGTATCGCTTTCTATCGCCTCTTTTGGTATTTTAAAATGTCCGAGTCCTCGTGCATGAAGTTTATGTACCCACTGAAGACAATATCCTGTCTTACACGCAATCTCGTCCCAGTCAAAACCACGTAAATACCTGTAAGTCAAAATAGTCTTTTCTTTTTCATTTTCCAATGCCTCCACTGCTGACCTGACAAGCACAAACTGTTTAACACAGGCATAACGTTCCTTGACAATTTCTCGTTCGATCTCATCCTTTTTGGAAGCATACTCAGAAAGATCCGATTTCACATTCCCGTGTGGCATACCATCTCCGACAACATGAATGGATATCTTATTTTCTTTCAGCTCCTTCAGTTGCTCCTCTAACCGAACCGCTTTATGCTTTTGATTCTGATATGACCAAAGGAACTTTTTCTTTTTCTCATTTTCGCTTAATTCTCTCTTTTCTTCCTCCGGATATTCTCTAGCTGTCATTCATAATCCTTCCCTTCTTCTATCTAAAAGTTTCGACCGTCGAAACAGTTGTGATGTCACAACCTCTTCCCGCCTTTTCTCTCCTCTTCCTCGTACCTCTCCTTCAAGATCTGAATCATATCACTCACCATGTGACTACAGATATCACAATGGTACTTCTTGATCAGCTCCCGGCCTTCTTTTACAATCTCATCCCATTCCGGTGATTGTCTGGTAAGCGGCACGTTCTTCCACTTGTTCCAGAAGACGTTATACGTTTGCCAGAATATTTCTTTCATCTGTTCATTGTTCATAATTCACCTCAGTCAAACGGTAGCTTCAAATGAAGAAGCACGCTCTCAAAATCATTCCTGATATATTCTCCAATCTTCTCAGCCCATGTATACGTCTTAGTCTCTCCCGGACTGTTTCTCAGCCGCTTTGTACTCTGCTCAAAATACAACGGGACGAACTCGTCCTGGACACCACCATCACGATCCTTACAGATTTCGATCACATTGCTGCACTGGTACAGGGGATCATCCTGTTTCCATTTGAACATTTCCTTCGAAAGCCGCTTAAAGTCCTCATTCACCCGGTGTAGAATAAACGCATTGTCAACTCGGTTCACGATATCATTACTTCCCGACACATCGTCCAGACGAAGGAATCCTGTTGACTTTCTCGGATGGGCCACAAAAAGGATATGTATATTCGCCTGCTTCGCATAATCCTCCAGGCACTCCACAAAATGGCTCTGCTGCTGGTACTTGTCCGATCCCATCTCCATAAGGTTTAAGGCCATCATATTATCCAGTATTACCAGATCGACCTTGTGCTCCGTTACACACTTCCTGATCTGGGTCATGATCGACCCAAAGTTGTTCCCGTAATAGTTGTTATAGACCCAGACCTTTTCATCAAGCCATTTGGATATGATCTCATCATATGGATTTCTGACGACGTAGTAGTAATCATACTGCGTTTGGCTTACATACTGCTTTCCTGCAGCTTGCAGGAGCAACCATTTCAAAAGATTCTTCGGTTTCAACTCTCCACTGAACAGCGCTGTCCGGTATCCCTGTTCCGCGGCTTCAACCGTAAGCTGTGATATAACACTGCTCTTACCAGCTGCCCGCAGGCCACTGAGACAACTCACAAATCCTTTTTTAAGTCCGCGCATCTTTTCATCTATCGTATCAATCCCTGTTTTGATAAATTCCTCTGGCGGCTCTTCAAGAAGCCGGATCTGTTCCGTTGTGAAGAATACCGGCTGTCCTTCTATGATCTTAACCTCTTCCTTTTTCTCAACCACGTAATTCGGATTCCTGTAATTGGGATAGCGCTGATCCGGCACATACTGCCGGTCATAGGCATCTGGTTCAAAGAGTCGCCGAACGTCCTGCCATGTTTTGTCCGAACAGGAATTATGAAAACAGTGAAAACCTATGGCTCCGCTGGACCCTTTAAAAATACAGGCATCTTTCCCGGTATGGTTATCATCAAACGGGCACTTCTCCAGAACATACTTTGTACCGCTGCCATAACTGACCTTCGCATATCTCAGCCCGTAATGATCAAGCCATTCATCGAGGTCGAACTGGCGCGGATTATAGTTGTTATACCGCTGCGGTTTCTCCGGTTCCGGAAGATATCCGGCCAGTTTTACCAGAAGCGCCTTCTTATTCTGGACCGGCTTCTCAGGAGACCGGATGATATAGCTGGGTCGGTGCGGCCGCTCAGGAGTGTTTGCTCCTTTCTGGGCCACAGTCCCGTAAAGCTTGCATACCCTGGCCGGATTAAAATTCGCCGTATCGATCTTTACGGCATCATCAGAAAAGAACATGTCGAGTACCGTCAGACAGTTTTTCATCAGTGCTTTATTTTCATCATTTGTTGACAGAGCCACGCTGTATAAAAGATGTACGCCGTTCCCGCTGAATCCCACAAGCGGCTCCTCGAACCCCGTCTTTTTCATATAGGCATAGACTTCATTTGCCTTCAGCTTCGCCTTTTCAATCTGCTCATTGCTTGCCGAGGTTCCCGCAGCTCTCACCGGATCGATGTCAACCATTAACCAGTCATATAAAGTAATATCGGAATCTGAGGTAGTCGGCTTCCCATTCCGGATAAACTGATCTCTCTGCTGTCTGGAATAACATTCGTCTTTTATGCTGTTTAATGTGATATACACGTTGCAGGTGGCTGCAAGGTTCAGTCGTTTCAGTTCATTTATGAGAGTATCAGCAGTTGTGAAGTACCCGGTCGCATTCACTCCGCCGGAGATAACCCGGACCTCAAACAAAGCATTCTGAGGCTTCATGATTGCTATAGCCCTTCTTACTTCTGTCTCGTTGAAAATCATTCAATCTCCCTTCCGTCTCTGGTCGTACTGGACTGTACCGTCCCGTAACTTTCCGTTTTGCTGCCTCCATTGTCCTGTGTCCGGGAAAGCCAGTTATTGATAAAGCGCTCGATTCCATTTGACGTCTTTCTTTTTTTAGGATTACTGTCCAGCCATGTTAGCATCTTTAAAATTTCATGTTTTACATTTACCGCCGGGAACGCTACACTCCATTTCTCAATCTTCAGATTTGGCACATTATAGAACGTCCCATCAACCAAGGGTAAAAAAATATCACTACAGTTCGGAGCGGGAGTTCCCGGCTCCGAGCATATATATTCTTTATTCTTATTCTTACTCTTATTCTTATTCTTTTCTTCTTCTTGTAGGTTTACGTTAGCTTTACTGTTAACTTTACCGTTAGCTTTACTGTTAAATTCGTCATCGAAATCACTATCATTTGATGTAATTTTCCCTCTCTGCTTCCTCCGGTAATCCTGCATATAATCTCTCATATAGTCGCGCCGGTCCTGAAGCATATCAATACTCTGATATTTACCCCAGTTTGGTATCGTTATGGCTTCCTCTATGATTTCAATCATGCCGAACTGCTGAAACGTATCAAGGGCCATCTTGACCGTCGCTTCCTTGCGCCTGAATATGGTTGCCAGCATCTTATCCGTATATGCAATTCCATTATTCATGATGAAAACACCACTGTTGTTCTGCTTCCCTGCCAGGCAAAGAAGCTTGAACCAGATCACAATAATACTGTCTGCTTCCGGTAACGATTCAATCAGAAGTATCTTTTCATCGTCAAATATATCCGTCACAATTTTTATCCATTTAATGTCAGACAAAAGACTCCCTCCTATCATTCTGGTCCCTTACAAAATACCACCGGCAGCCAGTGATCCTTTTTGTAATTTCTGCCACTCTTAACAATCGGGAGACTCAGGGCTCCTCCATCAATTAAATATGTCAGGAATACAGTCGGCTCTCTATGTATCCTACCCTCCTGCATCAGTTCACCCATCATATTGTATGTATCCTCATTCCAGCCTGACCAGAAGACTACATGTTCGCATACCTCAGAACAAGACATCACGTCACCTTTATAATCATACTTTTTCTGCTGAAACAACCACTGTAATTCCGCATAGCTCACTGAATCATTTTTATTTATATAATCGAGAACAACTTTCTTCATTTCTTCTCTGTTCACAAAATCTCCTTTCTGGAGACGGCTATCCACCGCCCCCTGCAACATACCAATGGCATATAACGTCGTGACACATTAGTCCTTCGGCATTTACTTTGATGAGTTTCTATGTAAAAGGTCATTGCCTGTTACATCATGTCTCTAATTTTCCGGAATTACCCGTCCTTCCTTTTCCAATCTATCAGCGGCCCTTCCCAGAACAATCATAATTTCCAGATATTCATTTTTAGTCAGGATACACCCTCTTGTAAATTCATTAATGTATAGCCGTAAATCTCTACATTCTTTGATTCCAATTATTTCTTCGTCCAATGCAAAATCCTCCAAATACTAATTTGTAGGCGGAGGCGGCATCGCCAGTCCCTCCACCCACAGTATGTAATGCCGGACACGCCGGACGCATTACTTAAATATTAATTTACTTCCTTAAGGATCTCTTTCAAATCACTGATGCAAAGCCGAATCTCCCGTGTCTTATCAACTCCCAATTCGACATAGTTGTCGTCCAGCGCACTCTCCAGATTCTTTACGATGTCCATAAGAGTAATCCCCGGATCGTATTTCTTAAAAAGGATCCCTTCCTCAGTGGCACATACCTCCAGCGGAGTACCTTCCTGTAACCCAAAACTCTTTCTCATGTCACGCGGCACTACTACGCGCCCCAGATCGTCGATTCTCCTTATAACTCCTGTAACATTCATGCTTCTGCCTCCTCCTTTATCTTCCCTGACCCCATTAAATAACCGAGATAGAACACATATTTTGTATCAGTCCCGGTCACGTATCCGGACATATTGCGGTCTCTGTCGGCTTTCCGCCCGGCATCACTTAAACAGGAGGCCAGACGCCCGTCAAACGGATCCAGGACATCTCCGTCGATCACTGCATCTATTTTCCCTCGAATCAGAGGAAGAAGCACCTCCGCTCTCTCCTGCGCCCGCTCCATTTCCATTTTTTCATAGCGCCACATATGATTACTGAGAATGATGCTCCACACGTTCCAGCCATACGTCTCATAGATGTACTCCACGATTTCCGCGATCGGGCAGTCCGGATCATTGACATTGCACGCCGGATATGAAGCTGCTTTTACAAACTTCTGAATATCTTCGTCCGGAATCTTCTGATCAACATACATTATCTGTTCTTTCTCATCGAACGCCACTACAATGTCCCACTGCTCCGTGTGATATTTATGTTTCAGCAGATACCATAACAGATCCGGCAGTTGCGCCGGCGCAATTTTCTTCACTTCGATATCTTTTAGCATAGCTCTTCTCCTCCTATTCTCTGATCGTCTCATAACGGTTCGTTCGGCTGTTGTATTTCACGGCAACCGGAGAGCCGCAGTTGATACAGTTTACGTCAAACATCTCATCTTTGAGGTTCGTCATATAGCGCGTATAAAGCCCACACTCGCAATAGATACGCATTACCTTAAGTGGTTCCGTAAAGAAGGTTCTCGTCCCACAGCGGGGACATATGGAGCCGTTAATCCTATCTCTGGTGCAGAAAGCATGGATCTCTCCACACTTCCTGCACTTTATGTATAAGAATCCTTTATAGACCTTGGGCTCTGCTGCCGCCGGCATTAAAATCTTACTCACCATCAGCGCCACCCTCCTCACTCTGTTGCGATCTCGCAATAGATTCCATTCTCTCCCTGATCCGCTTGCAGATAAGCCGGATTGTAACAACTTCATCATTCTTCGCATATTTCAGCATGGATTCCGACATTCTAAATTCATCACTCATTACCATAAGAAGCGGATCCTCGCACGCCTTTAATCTTTTGTTTTCCTCGCTGAGTTCTAAAATCTCCTCCATAGCTCCGTTATAGCTTTCTACCATACGGTTATATCTTTCTTCCGGAACCATAATCATCTTCATTTTCTGCATTCTGCTGCCTCCCTCTGTTCGCTCAATAATTTAATAGCCCGCTGCATTTCCTCTTTACTCCATGTACAAGCCTGCCTTATAAAATCAAGAAGATAAGGTTTATCCTTCAACTCACGAATTATTTCTTCCCGCGTTCCATACTCCTGGTATTCTCTTTCTTTTCTTTTATTTTCATCATACCAACGCCAGTACGCTATTGGCATATCACTAAATATTTTCAAATCGTTGCTAAACAGGTACTCTGCTTTAACACCAAATAATCCTGTCAATCCCTGTGCTTCCGAGTATAATATCTCGCAATCACCTTTCAACTTCGCCCACACCTCCGGATCATCTTCCTTTCGGTGTTCTCCTAATCCCATGTGATCAGCAAGAGTGCAGATACTATACCCGCTGTTTATGAATTCTGCCATCAGGTTAGGATGAGGGTATTGTTGCAGTTCTTCATTTGATAAATTCTTATAAATCATATGGCCGCCCTCGCTTGCTCCTGCTTCTTCTGGATCACCAAATCAATCACACGTTTTATATATACCTTAACCAACTCAGGACGTTTAAAGGTATCCAGTTCTCTCATTACTGCGATCCTGAATTCCTGTATTTCCTCGATTTCCATTGTTCCTAATTCCTGAATTAACTCTGCTGTCAAATAGTCAATTCTTTTATCAATACTCATAATTTCACCTTCCATTTCTGGCCCAGAGGTGGTATACTGCAATTGGATGTTTGCGTATAGCCTCCGGGCCGTACTGTCCTTAGCTAATTGCAGTTAGCTGAGGACTTTTTTAATTTTTTTCCATCTCTGTATCACACTCATTTTCCTTCTTCCCAGCCTCTGTTTCCTCCCCGGATAAGTACTCGATCAGCGTGTCCAGGTTAATCAGAATCTTCCGGCCGGACCGGACTACTGGTATTTCTCCCCGATTTACCATCTGCCTGATGCACCATTCGCCTACGCTGGTTCCCGGATCCTGTTCTTTAAAGTAAACTGCACACTGCTGAATGGTCCTCATACGCGGTACTCCTGCCATAGACTTCACGCTCCTTCCGCATCAGCTTCGTGCTCTTTTATCCGCCGTCCATAGAATTTTTCCCGTGGCTCATCATCTCCACAATAGGTAGACATATCATCGACACAGTTCATCCAGGTTAAGAAAAAGAATTCCGTGTCGTGATTCACATAATCCCACAGTATATCAGCGGCGTCCTGTTCCGAGCCGATCGGCTTGTCCTGCGGAAACTTCTCCAGCCTTTTCATCGTCCAAAAGTAATCCTTCCAGTCGTACTTGTCTCCCGTAAAGTCTTTGGTAACGGGGAATAGCTGAATCAGTTGCGCCGGCGCAAGATTACCAATTGCTTCCATAATGTCCTGGCATCTCTTATACGTCCATTCAACATTTTCGAGAGATTTAATTTTTGCCTCCCTCTTTAACCTCACATACTCCCCGCCAAAGGCTTTTACGCCCAGATACACATATTTTATCAGGTCATCATGTTTGAGCCCTTCATGTCTCCCGTGCCGCTTCTTAAATCGCATCAGAGCCTGATAGTACGGGCCACCTGCGTATCCCGGATCATAGGCCGTCAACTTTGACATCGGAAACGCTTCTTTCAAATATGCCGGAATTGCGATGACCGGCATCCGGATGTCAATTGCGGCCCTGCATACGTCTTTTGAATATTGGAGAAACCTCCGTATCCGGTTCCAGATGCTCCGTTGCTTCAGTTCTAAGATATAGATATCCCGGTCGATCCCATCTTCCCGTACCGCCTCCCGGTACATCTGCCGCAGTTCCTTCCGGCTCTGCCTCCGCAGGATGTAGAGAATATTGTTTAAGCTGGAAACTATCCCGGAATATTCCTGCAGGCCCGTCTCTAACTCGTCCAGGATATCCGGTTCTATGTACCCTTTCAGTATTGGCATGACGGCCTTTAAACCTTCAGCGTCAACATGGATTCCCTGTTCTGGTCCGTATGTCTTCATAACATGCACATCATCGACAAGTCCGGCCCGTTCGATCCGGTTGCCACATACACGGCTGTAGTCTCCCATTCCATACTCTTCCAGAAGCTTATTAATCTCCGCCGCTGGCTCTTCTATCCTGATCTCCAACTTAATGGATCCGATCAGCATTTCTTCACACTCTTCGTTCATTCGTCTTCTCCTCTTTAATACCAATCTGATAAATACATACCGCCATCGTCCATAATAAAAAGATTCATCTTTCTACCCCCATCTGTCTCCTTGAAAGTAAAGTCCGTTCCATCTCTATCGCCAAAGCATTCGCGCATTCTTGATACTAGTGTAAGGCCGGTTAATAATTCCAGTTCCTCATCACTTTCAATCTCGTGATAACTTAAGGGGTAATCGCTTTTCTCGTACTCCGTGGTATCCGTATCATCACTTTCTGAATTCTTATGGCTCAGTTTTTCGTATTCCTTTACAAGCGCCTTTACGCCGATATCAAAAACCTTACTCTCGAATCCGGCGTCCTCGTCAGCCAGCGATCTGATGTAATCATCCAATATTTTCTTTGTGATCTCCGGTCCCTCTAAATCCTTCATTAATTGTATTACGATTGCTTTCTTTGCTTTCATTTTTCTTATTCCTCTCTTTTTAATTCTGCTACACTCTTACACAGCGGTTTCACAGTCTTACCGCTTCCGGTTGGCTGCCGGTGTGGGTGGATTTAATTTTCAATGTGCAGTTTGATATCTCAAGGTACTTCCTTATACATAACCGTACAGGTCTTCGGATTGCCTTTGGAGTCAGTGTAAGGTATCTTCGTGGGATAATTATTCTCCGCCAGCCACAACTTCACATCTTCTACGACGGAAGGCTTGTACTGTATCGTGACATCCTCATGGCCGTTCCGGCTAAAAGCCGCGGTCACGATCTCGCTGTCAGGAATATGCAGCTTCTTAATAATGGCACTAACAGCCTGATTATGTGGCTTATCGCTGGCAGAATATATTCCCAGTTCCTTTGCCATCTCCGTACAGTCGTACAGCTTCGGCATCGTCTCCTTATCGGTGAGAAGAGGCGCCTTCACTGGATAACCAGAATCTGTGTAGATCCGTTGCATCTCAGCGGCTATAAATATAGGCTCGACCTCTGCTTCCTTAAACGCTTCCTTTATATTCTTCACCATCATATTGATGGAGGAAAGGGGAATCCGTTTCGCTTCCTTCGGCTTCTGCGGAGTGGCCTCTTTCTTGAAATAGGAAGAAACCAACTGCCGCTGTACCTTCCACGACAGGTCATCCGTGAGTGACTTCGTGACCATAAGGTATCCCTGCTCTGTGAGAATAATGCCTCCCTTTGGACTCTTAATTCCAACTCGACGAATTTCGTCGGATTGAAATTTAACGGGCGTAAGTTCAAAAAAGTCTTCTCCTTCAATAAAGTGCTCGCGATTCTCCCTGAAATTCCTTCCTGCCGTTCCCTCTGGTCTCTCGTGGACGGCATCAATGTCTTTAAATGTGACTACCCGCTGGCCCTTAAACTCCTTTACAGCCACCTCACTGTTCCCTACTGCTACAATCTGTTTCTGCATCTCTGTTCTCCTTTTTTGTATCTTTTAAAGTTACTTCTTCTGCAAAAAAAATTTTGCATGGATCATTGATTTTCAAATTATCAATCATTGTCTGAATCTCATCACTACAGAATTTCTTTTTTTTCATTTTTTCATAAAAAGTCTTCGGTGTAATACCTAACATCTCAGCCACATTGGCCTGTGATAATCCATTTTTAGCAATAATGCCTCTCAACTCATCAGTTCGTATCATTTTAATCACCCCCTTTCTCGCAGTAACTCTTTAAGTTACCGATATTATAAGTCCACATAAGGTAACTTGTCAAGTTATTTTTCTCTTGACTTGTAACCATTTTGTGATATACTCAAGTTACAGGAGGTGCATAATGAATATAGGAGAAAGAATACGTACATTTCGTGAAAAAAGTGAGATGACCCAAACAGAACTAGCACAAAAGATCGGTTCAACCAAACAAACTGTATATAAATATGAAAATGGAGTTGTCACAAATATCCCTTATGATAAGCTTATCTTATTAGCTAAAGCACTAGAAACAACTCCCGCCGTTTTAATGGGTTGGGAAACTCCACCAGAAGGGCCTCAAACTCTCGCCGCTCATTTCGAAGGCGACGACTTTACCGAAGAAGAATTACAAGACATTATGGCCTACGCTGAATTCGTAAAGAGCCGACGCAAATCTGGAAAGTGAGAGTATTAAATTCTGAAGGGAAGAGGATATAATTGACTGATAAAGAAAAATTGGAACAATTTGCATATGATGAAGGAGTCACCATTGATTATGTTGACTTTTCCAGTGAACGATTATGCGGTCTCTATGTAGATAGTTCTATTGCATTAAAGAAAGGCATGGCCCTTGAAAAGACTACCGATATTCTTGCCGAGGAACTGGGGCATCACTTTACAACCGCTGGCAATATCATAGAGATGAAAGATGCTTCCGATATTAAACAGGAGCAACATGCGCGTCTATATGCATACAATTTAAGAATTGGTCTTACCGGATTGCTCCGCGCATTTAAAGCACATTGTCAAACCCCTTACGATATAGCAAAATATTTAGACGTTTCTGAGGAATTTCTTCTCGAAGCGGTGGGACGATATAGACAAATATATGGCACTGGCTGTATGGTTGGGAACTATTATATTCGCTTTGAACCTAATTTACAAATTTTGAGTTATCACTTTGTAGAATAAATAAAAGCTGCAGGAATAACAACTTTCAAAGCTTTATTGTTCGCTTTAAATATAAAATATAGTTATTAATCAGCCATGCTTTTTAATAAAATACGGCAATGCCGAAATCTAGGAGGGTCATCATGAAGAGGATGAAATTATTTGTTGCAACGCTCGCAATGTCGGCAGCAATGGCAACGACAGCTTTAGCTGGAGAATGGAAGCAGGATCAAACTGGTTGGTGGTATCAAAATGATGATGGGAGTTATTCAAAATCAGGCTGGCATAATATTGATGGACAATCGTATTATTTTGGTGACGATGGCTATATGTTCCATGATTGTGTTACGCCGGATGGCTATACTGTCGGATCTGATGGCTCATGGGTTCAGGAAACAACAGTTCCAGCATTTGATTTCGCCATTAATAATTGTTCCATTAAATATACTAACCATAAAGTTATGACGGCGGATTACGATGGATACCCGTGTGTGGCTCTTTACTATGATTATACAAATAATAGTAAAGAATCAGAAAGTGCTATGATGGCGGATTATTCCATAAAAGTATTCCAAAATGGCCTCGAATGTGATACGACTTTTTTATCTTACGATGATAAGGAAGAAGCATTTAATAATTACTCAAAAGAAGTTTTGCCTGGTACCACAGTTAATGTAGCTAAAGCATATAGAATAAAAGATATGAGTGACGTAACAGTACAGATTAAGGAACTTTGGAATTGGAATGATCCAAAGTCTACAACAGTAACATTAAATTTGAGAAATTAAAATACTGTAGAAAAAAGGAAAAAAGCATGATAAAAAAACTATTGCTAAGTGCATTTTTTGTAACTTGGTTACTTTCAGCTTGCAGTGGCAAAACTACCCCACCCCCGGCCGAAACGACTGTTGTGGAATCAACCTCTGAATCGCCTTCTATAGATTCAACTTCTGAAACGCAAGAAACCCGCAGCGATTTGGAGGCTATGGGTGATTTTAATACCGAAAAGGGATTGTTTAATGTTGAGTTGAATATACCCAAAGAATTTGCAGGTGAAAAAACGCAGGACGAACTTGACGCTACAGCAAAGGAATTGGGGTATCAATCCATTACGCTTAATGAAGACGGCAGTGTTACATATGTGATGACCAAAAAGCAACACAAACAAATGATGGTAGAAGTAAAAGAAAGTCTTAATTCAACATTACAGAAAATGGTTGGTTCAGAAGATTATCCGAATTTTACAAATATAAGCACAAATGCAGATTTTACAAAATTTGAAATTACTACAACGTCCACGGAATTATCTTTGGCTGAATCATTTTCTGTATTAGGTTTCTATATGTATGGCGGAATGTACAATACTTTCAATGGTACTCCGGTTGACAATGTTTCAGTTTCATATATTAATGCAGACAGCGGAGAAATAATTGAACAATTAAACTCCAAGGATATGGGAAGTAAGGAACAATAGAATTACCTAATTAAAAACCGCCCGGTGCTACCAACACCGAACGGCTTAACATAGATGTAACTATCACCCCATAGGGAAGATGATATACACCCGATCTCAGTAATAGTATATCACACTTCCCTTTCTTTCGTACACCCCAAAACAGGCGTTCGAGTTGCGATATCGCAACAAATCGAGAAAAGAAGGTTAATATTATGGCAAGTATACGCCAACGTGGTGATTCCTATCAGGTCACAGTCAGTAATGGCCGACGCGTCGATGGAACGCAAATCATAGAAACAGATACATACACTCCGGAGCCAGGCATGACAAAACGTCAGATCGAGAAGGCCCTGAACGAATTCATAGTAGATTTTGAACGAGACGTTAAATCCGGCCAGAACGTAAAAGGCAAGCGCATGACCTTTGAGCAATTGTCAAAACAGTTCCTTAAAGAAACAAAACCCACTGGTAACGAAGATCGCGATACTCTCGCCATTACAACATGGTCCAGTTATAAAAGCGATCTTGAGCATCGAATCAATCCACGAATAGGCCACTTGAAAATCATCGACATAATTCCCAAGACATTAAAGGAATACTCAGAATCTCTCCGGCAGGACGGCGCAAGACTGGATGGTAAACCGGGCGGAATGTCAGAATCCACTATTTCAAGAGACTGCGCAGTCATAAGCAGTATCTTGTCTTATGCAGTCGGTGAGGGGCTGTTGCCTCTCAACCCTATTATCTACGCTGGACGCCAAAGTAAGGGGCGTAGAGCTAAGAAAGAGTACAAGGTGGACTATCTTACCATTGAGCAGGTAAAACGCCTTCTCTGGGCCTTAGACAATCCTATACTCATCAAACACAAGGCCCACGATCAAGTAGATGATACAGGAAAACCATACCATGTCCCAGAATACACTCAGGTGTGGCGGCTTCCGCTAAAGTGGCGGGCGTACTTCTATCTGGCACTATTCGTAGGAGATCGCCGCGGTGAAAATATTTCATTTACGTGGGAAGATATTGATCTGGAGACTGGTACGGTTAATATTGATAAATCCACCGCCTATGTCGATAGGCAGATTATCCATAAGAGCACGAAGACATACAAATCGCGCTGCCCTATTGTCCCCCCGGTCGTCACCGGAATATTAAAGCAATGGAAGGCAGAACAGCAACAGCAAAGTCTCGAGCGCGGTACCGCCTGGATCGGCCGCCATGGGAAAGATTTTGACAAGAACTACATTTTTACACAGGAAAATGGAAAACAGATGCATCCGTCCAGCCCGTACCATCAGTTCAAAAGAATCATCCGGCTGTATAATGAAAATATCGCTGAAGACGAAGACCATATGATCCCTCCAGGCGCAACACAGCACGATCTCCGGCATACTGCGGCTTCCATATTAATTTCGAATAATATGGACCCAAGATCAGTAGCTGGTGTCCTCGGACACTCAAACGCCAGCACTACACTAAACATTTATGCATATTTTTTCAAAACGAAAAATCAGGAGGCCGCCGATATTATGGCAACTACGCTTCTGCAATCAAGCTCATTATAAAGTACCCAAACAAACGTTCTGACTAACATTTGACTAACAAAGCTACCAAAAGTAGCATTTCGAGACCCCATGAGAACAAATATAAAAATCACAGAACCTGCATAAAACCTAGCTTTTTTCAATATCACATAACATCACCTCACGAGACAAAATGCGATTTTTAAGATTGGTAGTGAGGAGGTCACGGGTCCGAGTCCCGTCATCAGCTGGTTAAAACCCT